TCCCCTCCGGCAGCCGCAGCGCCGCCCGCACCGCCGCCACGTTGTCCCGATACCGGGCCAGCAGAGATACTGTGGGCACATCGCTCTCGTACCATGTGTAGGGGTCCATCGTCTCAGCCGGTTCCTCCGGCTCCTCCCACGTCACCACCGGCCCCGCTGCAAAGCTGCCGGAACCGGTGTTGCCGTAAAACTTCTGCCCAATCAGATCGTACAGTCCCACGGCTCCGGTTGGGTCAATGCACGGCACGAAATCCCGGATTAGATTGCCGCCGTTTAAAATCGTGAGCGCGAAAATTTTACCGATCTGCGGCGTTCCGGAAACCCAGCCATTGTTTTGGTCACCCATTTTCAGAATGCCGATTTTTACGTTTATTCCATTGTAGGCGCTCGTCCAGTCCGTTTGTGATTTCTGCGTATCGTTCACATAGACGCGCTCCACGTGCGTTTCGCCGTCATACACAACTTTAATTGTTGCCTTTGCTCCGGATGCAATCCCGCTCATAAACTGCATATAGCCATTGGCCCCGCCATAGGCATCATTGGAAAATTGAGCAAGGATGCTATATGTGTAGCTGTCAGATTTGTTAAGGGCCAGTCCGCTATCCATATACTGCGTTCCGCTCGACTGGATATATTCCACCTCCGTATACCCCTCCGGCAGGCGGGAGCTGGGCGTCACCGCCCGCTCAATCTTCACCCGCACGTACCCCGGCACGAGACAGCCCACACGGTTCAGCCGCGCCACCAGATCCTCCAGACACGCATCCACCCGGTTGAGATCAGTGGCATTGTAAAAGCCCTTTGCGGTCTTATTCGCCACATCCTCCAGCGTTCGGTCTGTTATCAATGTGGAAAAATCAAAAGCCATAATTCCTCCGTGTCCGAATCGAACCGCTACTTGTCATAATACACCACAGCACAGCCGGAAGCGCCCATCGCGCCATCCGCGCCAATGCCAGGATAACTGTAGATTTTCCAATAGCTGTGAGAAAAACCACCTTCATCTTCCCACGTTATTTTTTGCCGCCGGCCCTGTTCGCCGCCCTTGCCGCCGGCCCCGCCGTCTCCGGTTCCCGGCCTTGGTTTCGCCACGCCCGTCCGGGCGAAGCTGTCACCGCTGGCCACGTCCGTGTGGCAAAAAAGATTTTTCATCCCTTCGCCTCCACCTTGTAAACTACAGTGTTGGATAGCTTGAAGTCCATCCTACTAAGATTTCCGGTGTTAAGCGTCCCCCACGGTGTATAGATGCTCTTGCACTCGCCCAGTTTTTCACCATCGTATACAATACTTGCGGAAATCAAGTCCCTGCGCTGATAGTAGTCATACAGGCGTTGCGCTGTTTCTTGGCCAATGTCAGGGGAAACCAATGTTGCATCTTTGATTTCTTTCACATTGATTTTGTCTGTTGCGATTACATCCGGATTTGCGACTGAATAAATGGTTTTTGTATCACTGTATTTCTTGCCATTGATTTCAATTTCGCCGTTGCTGGATTCAACATAAGTGTGTGCAATCACGGACGCTTTTGTCACAATTGCCGATGTTTTAACGCTTGCACCTGTAAAGGTGCGATTTGGCGGGATTGTTTCAGGCGCAGATGGGAGATTAAACACGCGAATGGTTTCCCCTCCGTCTGTTGCCAAACACACACCCCACGCAAAAATCACATGCTGCACCGCTGCGCGGTTCGTGCCTGATTGAATCACACCTTTAAGCGTCCGATCCGTTACGCCATCTGCATATTCAACAGTGAATGGATCGCAAAGCGTTTCTAAGAGCGTTTTCGCACTAATGCCAGATAGGTATGCCCCTCCAGGGAAACGTGCGTCATCAAGTACCCCAAGAGCGTCCTTACAATTGATTCTATACACCCGGGAACTCTTGCGGTCGCTGCCATCGATGTAATACACACCAAGAGTTTTCCCCTCGTTTTGTACCTCAACCGGCTGTTTGAGCTGGAATAGATAATCCACATCTTCCAAACTGTCCAAAGTCCACTTGAACGTAGAAACTGGCAATTCAAGAGAACTTTCATCCATTTTATTCACGGCTGTTGCATCGCGTAGCTCGTTCATATCGAAAACACGTTCAACGCCAAAAATAATGCGGTTGATTTTTGCCCTACGCTTTGCAGTAGAGGTCTTTTTCAGCGTAATTGCAATTTTGTTATAGCTCTCCACACGTTTTGCGCAAAAGTAAAACGTTCCGGTTGGTGAAAAATCTTGATCCGCTTTCAACGTATCATTCTGATACCATTTGATATTTAGCAAAGAAACATATTCTCCGACAGCATCATCAAACACAAAACTTACTCCCATGCTTGAGAATTGCTTGGAAAAAGAAATGGTGATAACGGGTTCAACTTGGAATTTGCCATCTGCATCACTCATATCTCTTGACCAGAACGCAACCGTGCTCTCTTCATAAAATCTGTCGAACGTGCCGTCTAACGCCCAGCGGTTTGGCTCTAACGTAATAATTTTCCCCGGGGCCACACCGGATGGAATCTTTGAAAGAACACTTTCTCCCGTTGCCCCAACAGCAGAAACCTCTGCGTTTTCTTCGGCTCCTACCGCAATATCACGGTAGACAACCTTTGTTTTTCTTGCCATGCTTCACCTCACGGCTTCACTTGCGCGTCCATTGGGATAAAATTCACTTCAATCTCACCCCAATAGTTCACACCATTTTCGACCTTTTCAATGTCCTGAGATGCGCTGGTGTAGTATGCTTCATAGGCAATCGTTGTCTGCCCATCCGCAGCTTCCAGCATCACAGAATCATCTACGCTGTGAGCAAACAGGTAATCCCAAAAATCATCAAGGCCCTTGTAGTTGTCGCCGCGCCGGAACACCGTGATTTTGTGGCCAAGATAGGAGCCAAGCACATCCCGCACCATACGGCCTGTCATAACGCGTCCAGCGTTTTCACCATCGAGGACGTTAAAATAGCGGTTATACTTGGAAATTGCCACATCTGCGTCAAATGTGATCCCGTTAATTTTGATATAACTCACATCACACCTCCGCAAGATTTACGCCGTGCTGCCGCGCAATTTCTTTTTGATTCTGGTAAATGACCTCGCCGTCCAACATAAGAACGTTTTCAATCACTTGCCCTTGTCCGCCTGCGGATCTCAGCCCCTCAATAACCATCTGCCGGATTAGCTCTGCCGGTGCCTCGATGTTTGTGCCCTGCTTCTGATCGCCAAGCACCGCAAGAAATTCCCTGTTCGGCGGGATGACTGCACCGGTCGCCAGCTTTGGCAGCGGAATCTTTGGAACGTTTATGTGCCCAACATGGCTATAAAATCTCCCGGTCAACTCCGCAAGGCTATTCGCTGCGTCCACCAAACTATTAAGCGCATCAATGGCGTTGTTTACGCCCTGCTGCAAAGTGCTAAGAATGTTGTTCCACTTGATTGTGAACGTCCGGCCCATAAGAGACCAAAAGTTTGTCCACAACTCTTGGAACGTAGAACGAAACGCCGCAAAGCCCGTAAAGAAATTCGTCTGCCAAGTGTCAAAGGAAAGTTGGATGGAGTCGAGAAGCGTTTGAAACACGCTCAAAACAAGATACTGGCTTCCGGTAATGCCGTTTGCCATACCCTGCATCATGTAATCGCCCATTTGTTGAAATTCAGTTGATGGAGAATGAATTCCAAGTGAATCTTTGGCCCCCTGGTTGACATTATCGCCGAGATCTCTTCCCTCTTCATAGCCAGCTTTTTTGCCAGACTTATTTTTAAAAAACGCTCGGTCAATAATTAAGCTAAGACCAACACCAACGGAAGCACCAACTACTGCACCCGCAGGACCTCCAACGGCAAACCCAATCAATCCGCCAGCAATGGAAACAAGTGCTTCAACCAGCCCAACAATAATTTTTTCAGCAGAAATTCCTGTTTTTTCAAACCCAAGTGAAAGAATCTTTGCTGTTATTCCTGCCCCAATTACGGCTCCGATTGCCGCACCTCCGGGGCCTCCAACAGCAAACCCGATAATTCCGCCTAACATGGCACTAAGCACAGTAGCAACAGAATTGAGGATTTCTTCTTGGCTTAATTCTCCATCTCCATTAAACAGCATTTTCAAAATAGAGAGGGTTAAACCGGTTCCGATAATAGCTCCGATTGCCGCACCTCCGGGGCCTCCAATAATAAATCCAATAATTCCACCTGCAAGTGCCCCAAGCGCTGTAATAGCGCTTGTCAAGATTTCTTCCTGACTTAAAATACCGTCACCGTTAAATATTAAGCCGTTTACAGCCAACGCTACGCCAGCGCCAATCAAAACACCCAATGCTGCTCCACTCGGGCCACCAATTACAAAGCCTAAAATCCCGCCGGCCAACGCACCGAGCGCCAAAATCACAGATTTTAAAATTTCTTCGGGGCTTAAGACTCCGTCACCGTCGAAAGTCAGATTGCTGATCAATAGGCCAATTCCTGCTCCAATGAGCATACCTAATACAGCCCCGCCAGGCCCACCAAGTACCCATCCGATGATTCCACCGCAAAGAGCAGAGAGCAAAACAATAATTTTTGATAAAATATCTTCTGCCGTCAAATCCTCCCAGTTGAACAGAATATCGTCCAATGTGAAAGTCAAGGTGGATAATATGCCTTTTTTTAAGTTTGAAAAATCGGGTGCAATGCTTGAACCACCAGCTCCGCCATTAGTTGTTGACGAGGTGAGTTTATTGATCTCATCAAAATTTGCGAGAGATTTCCCTGCTTTTTTTGCTGATGCTCCTACGCCATCCAGTGCTTTTTGTTCATCATACAAGTTTTCTGCCGCTTTTGCTGATTCTTCTATCGTTGTCCCAAAAAGCATCGAAATTAGTTTAGAAATCGTGTTCACAACGCTTGTCAAGATGTTTACAAGAGTTATAAAAGCCGGAACGACAACGCTTAATAGCGGTTGTGCCAGAGTCAATAAAGCCCCCTTTAATTGTGCAATTGACTGTGTCGCCTCAGAATTTACGCGGATGGATTTACTAATCCAATTTCTCATGGCGCGTAATGCTTGGGTTATAATGGTAAAAACAAACACGCGTCGAGCAAGGCCCTTAATGCGGCTTGCGAGCTTTTCCATCTGATTTGCCGCAGCTTGAGCCGCTGGGGATAATCCCTGCGCGTTGCTTTTTGCCCCTGCAAGTTGAGCCGATAGTTCTCCGGCATTGGTCTTCATGCGATCAAGCTTTTGCGTATCATTAGCGATAGAGGTCCCAATATTCTCAACTCTTTTTTGAACGCTATTAAAATCTTTTTGAATGGATGCAACAGTTTGCTCTTGTTCTCTCAATGCACTGGACGTTACAAATTCATTTCCACTTTTCATCTGGAAAAGCTTTGCTTTTGCATTATCAAGATTTACCGCAATCTGTTTAGACTGCTCAACCAGCGGCATTTGCTCCTGTTTTTTGCTGGTAATTTTATCGTTAAGCGTATCTATTTTTTTGGTAAGCCGGTTCAATTCAATTTGCGCCTGCTTATCATCCAATTCTGCTTTTAGAACAATAGACCCATCTGCCACAGGATCACCTTCTTCCCTTGCTTTTTGCGGGCACTATGTTATATTGGGAGTGTAACTACTTTTTGTAGGAGGTGCAAAATGGTAATACAAATTAAGCGGGAAAAGCGAATGGCATACTGCGCCAGAGTATTTTCTGTGTATTTTGATGAGGTTTTTGCCGGAAACATAAAAAACGGGGCCAGTTTAAGCTTAGATTTGCCAAATAAATCTGGCATTTTAAGCTTTAAACTTGGTGGGAAAACAAAGGCAGTCGCTTCAATATCCCCAAATGCCAAATCCTATACGATTGTTTGTTGGGGCAGCGAAAATGGCGGCATTGAATTTTATAGTGACAGTCCAGAAGTTCAAAAGCAAATGGATGCAAGCCGAAAACATGGCTTTGGAGTTTTTGCACTTGTTTTAGCTGTGTTATTTGTTTTATTTCTGATTTTCAGACCCAAGTTTATTTTTTTCATAACGCCCTTACCTTAAACCTGGTAAAATGCAGTTCACACCCATTTGCTGATAACGTCCTCGTCCTGTTCCGTATACTGCCGCTTGAAGTCAACCAGGTGCCGGTTCTGCTTGTAAAACTCCTGTTCGCTTTTATCCAGTTTCTTCCCCTTTGCCTTTTTATTGCGGATTTCCACAATCTGGGCAAAGGTGCAATCCCCGATTTCCTGATACGCGGATACCCACGTCCACCAGTGCAGATACTTAACGGATCTGACTTCTTGTCCCAGAACGCGGTTGACTGGGGCAACGATCAGGGGAAAGTCCTGCTGCCAATCCATCAGCTTTGGCCCACGCTTTTCCTCACGCTGCTCTTCGCCGCAGTTGATAAATTTTGCGCATTGCTTGATCGCTTCCTCGTAGTCGCTCTGCGGCATTTCCGCAAAGTCCGGATAGAAAATGTCAAGCATGGCCTCGGCCTTTTCTTCCTCCGACAACTCAGCGTCAGACAGTGCCTCAATGATTGTTAGGATATCGCGATAGTCAGAGCGTATCTGGTACTCAGTGCCGTTTACCTCTACGGCAGTCGGCAGATCGTACCTCATTTGTGGTACTTCTTCGTATACTTGCTCACGCGGGGGTTGGTGGCTTTCTGCTCACGGGCAAAGGTGGTGTCAACCTCATCCATGATAGCAAGCATCAGGTTTGCCCACACAGGCAGGCCGTCCGCCAGCGCATATACGTTCATCTCACCAAACAAGGCAGAACAAATGTCGAAGCTGAACACATCGTTGATGATCTCACGCATTTCCTCGTCCATCTTCCGGGCGGTTTCAAAAACCTCCCGCTTGTTGGCGGTCTTTTCCACCTCTGCCTTGTACGCATCCTGCTTCTTGTCGAGGATATCAAAGGCGTTAAACAGCTTTTCCACAAAGGCGCTGTCAGTGGGGTTGAAGGAGAATTCGCATTTTCCGTTGATGTTGTAGGTAACTAAACCGGTATCGAAAATCAGGTCTTTCATAATAGCCTCCGAAATTGGGGCGGGTTTGCGCCCGCCCCTTTGTTTTTAAGCCCCTGCCGTAAAGGTCACACCACTGGTATCCTTGGTAATGGTGCCCAGGGTACGATTGCCGCCGTAGGTGATCTCACTCGTGATGTTGAGCGTACCGCCACCGTCGCCGCCGATGCCCGTCACGGCAATAGCACAGGAATCATACCGCTCGGCAAACTTCGCCTCGCCTGACGTAGCGTAGAAGTGTCCAATCATCATATCCTGATTGGCAAGAGCCTGCGCGTCATGATCCTTGACGGCAAGGTTCCACATCTTCACCGCAGCAGCGTCACCGGCATCCAGCGGGATGGGATCAAAGGTCTGGGAAATAACGGGCTTCTTCATGGTGGTGAAGGTGTTGCCCAGGATGTCCTGCTTGCTCTCCTGACCCCAGTCCATCTCTTCGCTGGAATCCTCCACACGCTTACCGATGGCGCTCCAAGTGGGAGATTCCTTAGAGCCGGTATTCAGATATGCGATCAAAAGCTCGCGGTCAATGGTCTGACCTTCGGGCGTCGCAAAAGTTAAATCTGCCATTATACATTCACCTCGTAAATCAGTTTTAGCGGGACCATGTAGTCCTCGTATTGGTCGCTTGTCGCGCCGAGATACGATGCAAACGCAGACGTCTCAACGCGGAGGGCGCGCCTGCCCTCTCCAATGTCCGGTCGCTGCATCTGCGCCCAGTCCGCAAATTTGTTTAAAACCTCAACCGCCTTCAAGCGCGTATCGTCGCTCTTGCCGGGTGGCGCAATCTGGTAGTGGATTTCAAACGAATACTCCGCCTGATATCCACCGCAGATATACTTCTTGGTGATAACGGCCCCTTGAACGGAGGAAAGCGCCATGCCTACCGTTTTCGCCGCGAAATACTCGTATTTGATCAGATCCACATTCTCCGGAATACCGGGGAAACGGTTTGCCCAAATCAGCATCAGGCGGTCAAGGTCTGCCTTTTCGCTGCTGGATGCCAGCATTACAGGTTTTTCTTTAGAGATCACGCTTCACCGCCTTTTCTGCTACACGCATCCACTTCTCCATGTTCTGTGCCTTGGATGCTTCAAACCAATGGGAGCAGGTCCCGGCTCTGTGGAAAATCAAATTCTTTTCCGGCACCGCCGGAACCTTCGTAACTCCTTTCCGCGCATAAGCGCTTCCGGTCAGCGGGTCAACGTACAGTTTGCCGTAGTACAGATATCTGGCATACGGCCCTGGATAAACAACCGTGTTTCCCGTTACCTTTGTACGCGTCCTAAGAGAGCCTGTGAGCATAGGCACAAACGGAGCGGTATCTTTTGCGACCTGCAACGCCAGAACGTGTTCTGCGCGATCACAGCCCCTGGAAATGGCCTCTTTTACAGCGTCCATGCCGTCCGTCTGAACGGAGAATTTCAACGCCATATCACACGCCTCCGACCTGCCAGTGCTGCATATCAACGCTGCCAAAGTCCTTTTCGTCAACCTTGGTCACGGTGTAGCAGTTGTCCTGAGCCAGCGCCACAGTTTCATTGTCTGTCACAAACTCGCCTTTGATGAAAAACGTTGTCCCGCCGTTGCCTTTGACAGAAAGCGTCCACAGGTCGGTTTTGTCCTCTGCAGCGTAAAACCGCTGCGGACCGGCATAGGTTTTCACCTTGCCGGTAAAGCCGTCCACAGCTTCCACGCCAAACGGGATGTAGAGGTCAACCGCATCCGCTCCGGCAAGGCCGCTCTCGCGCACGTTAACCGCCTTAGACGCTTGCAGCATCACGCCACGAAGTACGGTCACATACAGCTTTTGCGTTTCCTGAAACGTCTCCTTGTCGGTTTCTTTGACCGGATTGTAGATCGTTACAGTGTGGGGAGCGTACATGATCCGCACCCCCTCCCTCGGTACAGCAAGCCAGTGTGGGCAAGATACTCCATGCAGGTCTCTGCGAGCAGCTTTCTTGCCCCATCCGTAGCGTTCAGCGCAGAAACGGCAGATTCGCCGCCGGTCGCCAGTGTGCGGGAATAACCGCCCACCGTCTCGCTTTTGACTTCTGCGTCATTAGCGGAAGCAGTCGCCAGGTTCTTCATTGCAAGCGCCTGCGCGGCTTCGATAACCGCGTACTTGTCAACCAGCGCACAGCAGCACATCTTTACCGCATCCAGATCCGCGTTGTCCTTGGCTCGGTTCTGCGTGAAATAATCGAGGAAGGAGCTGGCCCGGACAGCCAGACGCGGAAAATCCCCACTGCTTACAGTGCCCATATAGACACCGGAGTAGTATGCGTAATCAGCGTATGTCAATTAGGTCAGCTCCCTTCCAATACTGCGATTATGTCAGCCTTGCGCATTGAACTGCTGACCCCGTCCACCCCGTTTTCCCCGGCATAATCAAGCAATTGAGCTTTTGTCATGTCGGAGAAAGCAGGGGTTTCAGGGTCAGGCTCACTCAGCAGTTCGGTTAGCCCCCCACTGCCGGAGTGATGGTGCCGACAACCACGCCATCAATGCGCTCGGCGAACAGAACCATGCCGTTGATAACGGTATCGGATGCGGTCATGTTGGTGTAATCGGGTTCCTCGTGGATGCCGATATAACCGGTGGCGTCGGTGGTGAAGTTGAACACCTCGCCCAGATCAGCGCCGTTCACAGGGATGTAGTACAGGACGATGTTGTCCTTGGCAGTGGCGTAAATCTTGCCCTTGGGGACGCTGGAGTTCAAGATTACAGTGCCCAGCCCGAGGAAGTTCTCAACATAGGTCATGCCGAAAGCGGTCTGCAGGGTGATGTTGGCAGTTGCGAGATAGTCCGCAACGTCCAGCGGGTTCATGAAATACACTGCGCCGATTTCGTCATCCTCGAACAGCACCTGCAGCTGGCCCCATGCCTGAGCCAAGGTCGCTTGGAAGGTCGCACCGCTGGCCGTACCCGTACCGGTTGCGAGGAAGTCGAAGAAGTCCTTGCGGATGCCCTTCTGCACATCCTTTAGCATTTCATCGGTGGTCATTTCAACCGCCTGATCGTAGCCGCGATCGGTGATTGCTTCGGCAGAGGTGGCCTTGCGCCACTTCTTCAAGGTGATCTCCTTGTAGTTCACAGCCTCGGTCTTGTACTTGCTCAGGGGGATGGTTTCGCCCTCAGCCACAGCGCCGTCTTCCAAAGTGCCGGTAGCCTTGTAGCTCTTGAGCACAGTACCGGCCTGCTTGGCGATCTTACGAGTAACGCCCAGAGCCTCCATCAGCTTCTTGATGGAATAGCCGAACATCTCGGTAAATTCGATCTCACGAACACGGGCGAGATCTTCCTTCTTAATCAGCTTAGGATCAACAGCCATTTTTATTCTTCCTTTCTAAACAAATCCATATTTGCGGCGATTGCAGCGCGCCGCTCAGTTCTGTCGGTGATTTGCATAATCTCGTCCTTGGTCATAGGCTTTCCGCCCTCGTTGAGCCGTGCGCCCATGTCCAGCCGGACAGCAGGCTTAGAAACAAGGCTCTTATAGGTGCCTTCTACGAGAGCGTCAAGGCTCTTGGTGTCCTTGATCTTCTCGCCGTCCAGCTCCAATGCGGCCATTTCCTCGCCGCAGCCGCGCATCGCAAGGTCGAGATTTGCGCCGGTGATGTTTTTGCTTTCAAAGTAAGCACGGACGGCCTTTTCTTTTGCCGCTTTGCTTTCTTTTTCTGTGATGCCGGACTTATAAGCTTCAAAATCCGAATGTTCCTTCTCGTACTTTTCCTTATAGCCGCCGTCGCCTGCTGCCTTGAGGTCATCCAACTGCTTCTGGATTCCGGGCAGCTTCTCCGCGTCCGCCTTGTACTTGCTGACGTCAGCCTTCAAGCCGTCCACGGTGTCGGTATGCGCTTCGATGATGGTATCCACCTGTTCGTCGGTGAGACCCATACCCTTCAAAAGTTTGCGTGTAAGTGCCATGACACTATCTCCCTTTCTTTGGCCGCGTTTCTTCGCGGACGATAGTTTTTATAAAAACCGCTGTTCTCTGCGGGTTTTACTTAAAACAAAAGAGCCAACCACCGAGAATTCCTCAGCAGTTGGCTCCTATTGCCCTTTCCCGCGCCCAATTACGCGGGAGTTGAATATTTGATTGTTTTCTTAACCTCTAACACGATGTACCCGTCACCTTTGCGCCGGATCTCCGCATCATTGCCGCGCCGGATAATAGCCTCGATGGCCTGCATCAGTTTATCATCCATCAGCCCACCCCAATTTCTTTCAAGTACGCTTCGTACTCATAAGGGATGCCAATGTTATAATTCTTGTAGTAATGCAGAAAATCAAGTGGGAACCTGAAATCGCCATCAATGTATTGACCCGCTCGCAATCTTTCTCCCGTAAAAATATCAAACGTTTCAAAACACGCAAGGGCTGGGGTTAATGATTCTATATGCTCAACGATTTTATCCCGGCTGATAGTATTTCTAAACGTGCGATACTTTTCAAAGTCATCGCCATGAGTGCTATATTTCATGCCTTTAAAATACCCGAATAGCATCATTTTACCCGCCCCCTTTCGTTTGGCTTATACGTTTCAAAATATCCCTCTCCGCTGTCCCCCACATACATTTCCCCGTTAGGTGGTATGTATAGAACATCGGTTGGTGCTTTTACTTTTACGCCAAGCGCATTTGCAAGTTCCTCTGCAAAGCAATAATCATTTTCAATACGCTTGCCTGTGTTGCATGACAACAACCTCACTTTTTGCCCGCCCCATCCACTACTATGTCGAATTACAGACGCAAGCAATCTCGGTGACATGTTTGTTTCTTCTGAGCCAAATCCAACCGCCGACTGGCTCCCGTGCATAGCAACGTCAAAATACGTTTTAAGTGGCTTTACCCTTTTAACATTCTCGTTTAATGGGTCCCCATCCGGGAAACAGGCAAAGCCATTTTCCAGCTTCATTGTACGTCTTTTTACAATAGAATTCAAGTTATCTCTTGCGTCTGCGCCGAAAAACTCAAGAGTGTCTCTATCGTCTTTAGCGTTAGCCGCTGCCACTTCCGCCCGATGCGCTTTCATGGCATTTGCCGTTTTTAACGTTGCGTCATCCGTGAAATAGACGCGCATCCGCTCCGGCTGCTCCGGCAGGCCAGCTTCCGCACTGAACGCCTTGTATTTGGCGTTTAACCGCCGTAGCCGTATGTTTACCGCAGTCTCGTCTTCATGCAATCCTGCGGCCTTGTAGGCGGCTTTTTCGCGCTTTAACTTTCTAACCGTCCGCTCAATACGGCGCTGCATCTGGGTTGCCTCGTATGCCGTGTAATCCTTGCCATCAAATGTGCAGCCGTGGCCATCATCGATGTGTTCCAACTGTTCATCCGTGTAGGTACGATCGGACACGCCCTCAACCCATGGGAACCGCCTGTGGCGGCAGTTGGCCCCTTCCAGGCCATCAACAGCACCCAGACCGCAAACCTCATAGATGTTCGGGTAAATATCCCCGGTGCGGACGCTGTAAACACGGCCCTGCCAATCCTTATGCGATGACCATGGTGACGGTCCCGGCTTATCTCGTGCGCCAACATGGGCCGAAACTTCAAAATAGGGTGTATCCAAATATTCTGCTGATTGCTCCGTATACTTGGCGCAGATCTGAGATACGCCGGTTATTACAGCTCTCCGCACGGCAACATCGACATGATCCCGATGGCCACTTTCGTAGTCAACCACTTTTAGACCGCTGTCCGCAAGCTCCTTCACCGCCGTTTTGATCGCCTGGTTGTAGTTGATTGCACCGCTTTGCACCCGCAATGCTGCGCTGTCAAGCGCCCATTGGTACGCTTTGGCAGGTGGTAGCATTGTACGCCCAGCGTCCACCAGGAAGCCCATGGATGCGGTCAGATTGTGGAATGTATCAAGTGTCTGCGTCCTGATTGCCGCCACTTCCGCAGCGTCAACCAGTGTCTCAGGTTGGGTGATATGCGCAAGGTCGATCAGGTCGGTGTAATACTGTTGGTTCCTTGCGACCACATCGCCCAGCAGCTTGTCCAACTTCGTTTTGCTGATGCCGGAAGTTTCGCGGATTGCTTTCTTGATTTCCTTTAGGTCGATGCCGTGAGACCGCAGTGCCCGGATGTCCTGCACCGTTACCTCGTTCAGCTCGTCCGCAGCTTTCAGCCGGGAACAGATTTCTTCAAGAAGTGTAATCTCAAGCGCCCGGAACAGTTCTGCCAGATCCTCTGGGAGCGCATCAAGTAGTTCCGGGGTAAATGGATACCGGCTCATTTTTCACAACCCCAAAAGTCCCAGTATTTTCTCCAAAGCCCATTACTCGACCTCCGTTTCTTCCTCGGTCACCATGTCCTGTGCCTTTGGCAGCGCTGCTTTTGCGGTCGCCTCGTCCTCATTCATCCAGCGCATACGGAACTCCCAATCGTTCATGATGCCAGCGTTAAGAAGCTGCACGTCACGGTTAAAGTCCTGACCCTTGTCCTCAATGATGGAATCGTCAAAGTCAATGGAGATCTGGACGTCCTCATTGAGGGATGCGCCCATGTACCGATTCCCCATGCGGAGCAAGCTCCGGCACAACTCTGTAATTGCCTGTTCAAGCACAATTTCATGTTTTTTGATCGTGCGGAACAGGGTGCTGTTCTCGCTGATGACCTGCGTGGCCGTTGCGATGCTGCCCTGATTGAATTTGTAATGGTTCTCACCGAAACCGCACTTGCTGGACAGGATGTTCAACATATCTTGCATACCGGTGTTAAACTCCGCCGTCCGCAGCGACATATCGACCTGTTGTAAGATGTTGCCGTTGCCGCCCCTGTCCTCCGGCAGCACATAGTACACAGTTTCACGTTTATCAAACACTGGCCGACCGTCAATGCTCTTGGTTGCCTCCGGCTGCACCACAATGCGCTTCTTGCCCAACACAAATTCGTTCACATAGCTATCATAGGTAATGTCAACGCTCTTAAGCTGGTCGATGGCGTGGGCAAACACAGCCACGCCAAGCGGGTTGTTTTCGTCAGAGTTTGCAATGTTCAGCCGGTCGATCACGAACTGCGGCTTTTCGCTGCCGGTATGAACCACCGGAGGAATTGTTTCAAATCCTTTCACGCTGGACAGCGGGACTTCCTCCGCATCATACAGATGGTTCTCAATGTCATACTCTCCGTTGCGCAGCCTGTGCACTTGGATGTAAGTATATTCCGTGTCATCGACCTTCCGTGTGGATGCAAACGCGCACTCGCGAATAACACCGTTATCCCACGTCAGTGGGTAGATGTTCCCGGCACTGACATAATTGATGCGGATACGGCCAGAATCAACGATTTCTGCTGTATCTGGGTTAATTCCCATGCCTTCCATCACCGGCACATACGCAACGGTTCCTACTGCCGCTTTGCGCTCCTGCGATTCGTTAGCCTTGACTTCCCAATTGTTATCCGAAAAAACAGTATCGATAAATTCCTGTTCCTGTTTGCCTTCAAGCGTGATGTTGACTCGCTCGTTCATCAGGAGGTTGGCCCAATCCTCGCAGACTTTCTTTCCCATTCCAACCGAATAACGGTGGCACTCCAGCTCTTCAATGCCATTCCACACCGTATAGCTGTGGAAATCTTCAACGTTTCCCTTATACCATGCGTCCCACAGGTCGATTAGAGAGTAAAATTTGCTGTCGACCGTGTCAAACCCAATATCCTTTAATGCTCTGCGAATATTCACTATTTCACCGTCCCATCATGTGACCGGCACGTTCCAGGTCTTTGTAATAAGGCTCAATGCTGTACTCAAAGGCATCCAAGCTGTCGATGTCGGACGTGCCATCATCCAAGCGCTCGTCCTCAAATTTATCAGGATCATAAATAGCGGATTGCAGTGCATCGATCAGATGGGGGCAGTTTCTGGAAACCTTGAACCGCCCCTGCTTCATCAGCAACACCACCAGCCGAATTCTGTCTGTGATTTGCATTTTCAGTGCGTTCTTGACTTGGGTACCCAGCCGGAGTTTTTGTGCCGTGTGATCTAACCCTCGTATAAGCACCGTTTCCGCGCTATCTGCTCGTGTCTGGCTGTAACCATACTTTGACGTTATCAACTGGCAGAACGTAGCAAAACGCCGGTTTAATGCATCCGGGTCAATCTCTTCGTTTTTGATGTATTCTTCTTCCAACGCCACAACCCGGAAATTTTTTGTAATCCCGGTGGCTTGAAATTTCGTTGCGGACTTTGTACCGCCGAAGTCAACGCCAATTGAAATGATTGAGAAGCTGGTGCCGTTTTGCTTGGCCCACTCCAAAGGGTCTCCGATCAAATACTTTTCTGTATCGTTGGCGAAGTCCTTATAAACGATGCCCTCTGCCGCTACCCACAGGCCGCGCACATACCGGTCATAAAATATACCGGCATACATATTCTCGTACCGTTCAAGGGTGCGCTTGCTCAGGCCGGGGTTGTCCGTCATTTCAAAGTGTAGATACAGTGCATTACGCTCACGGCTCCGCTTGATCCACTCCTGATAGAACCAGTGGTGTGGGCTGCCGGGGTTACAAGAGAACCACAGCCGCGCGCCGTCAACGGAGCAACGTGCAAGCGCCTGTTCCACGAATGAGCGTGGCATCAATACCACCTCGTCCAGCAACACACCCGCCAGTGTGCGGCCTTGGATCAGTGTATAGCTCGCCTCGTCCTTGCCGCCGAACACTTCAAAGTAATTTGTCACGGCTCCGCGCCGCACTTCCATTACCTTGTCACCGCGCCGCCAGCGGACGATATAACGTTCCTTTGCAAGGCTCATCGCCGTGAACGGTACGATGATGTTCTTGGTACAGCTGTCCACCGTTCTACCGCACACGCCAAAACGCTGACCGCTGAAATTTTCCATCGCCCAGCGCACATACGCCCACATCATAATGGAGGTCTTGCCGGAACGCACAGCGCCGTCGCAAATCAGCGCATCATACTTGGAATATGGATAAGCGAGAATTTTCTTCTGCTTTGCGCTAATCATCGCTCTCCAGCCCTTCTGCCATTTCACGCAGGCTCACGCTCAAAGCGTCCTCCTGCGTGTTATCCGTCGGCAAGCCCAGCTCAACAATATCGCGCTGTCCAAGGTACTGTTTCCCCAGCCAGATAGCCATGCTTGCGTTCTTTTCGGCCAGCTTCCACTGCGCTCTCCGCAGGCTCGACTTTCCCACCTGACTTTTGCTTTTATATGTGTCCGCAAAAGTCATTTTGTACGTCCGTTTGCACCATCGATTCAGGGTGTCCGCGCTGCACTCAAGCACTCCGCAGATTTCTGCTTCCGTGCACTGGATGCCGCATAGGTTCTCAAACAGCTTTTGATTTATTACCTTTTTCGGCCTTCCAGTCCGTGCCACTTCCACCCCTCCATTCCTTAATATTCGATCATGCCAGAGATTTCTTCCTCGCAGTCAGCTTTCTCGCCACCAATGTATGCAGGCCATTCATGGCCCCTGTAATATCGCCGGACTTAATCAGCCCGTTCAGTGTTTTCATTTGCTGTGTAGATAAATACTGCTGGTTTTTCTTCAACATCCTCCGCGCAGTCGCCTGAGCATCAGTCATGCAGAAGCACCGCCTTCTTTCCGGTGAACTTCTCCCACCGGTCAACAATGACGTCGGCATACTTCGGATCATACTCCATGCAGAAAGCGTGTCTCCCATTCTGCTCCGCTGCCATGATCGTTGTTCCAGATCCGGCGAACAGGTCAAGCACATTCTCACCCGGCTTACTGGAGCACTGCATCTGGTAATCAAACAGCTTAATCGGCTTCATGGTCGGATGCTCCGCAGATTTGACAGGCTTATCGAAATTCAATACAGTTGTCTGCCTGCGGTTCTTGAAGAAGTAGTGCTTCTTGCCTTCCGTCCAGCCGTAAAGGCAAGGCTCATGCGCATCCTCTTCAATCTCGCTCTCACCATACAGGCAAGGCTCATGTTTCCACTGGAAATCCTGTCTCCCCATTACGAGGGAATTCTTCACCCAAATCAGGCACTGCCGGACACGCAGCATCGAATCTTTACACGCACCACGGAAGTTATACCCTTCACTGTCGGCGTGCCAAATGTAAAATGGAGCGCCGGGTTTCATAACCATCGCCGCATTGGAGAAAGCATCCGTCAGGAACTGCCTAAAGGCTGCATCTTCCATGTTATCGTTCTTGATTTTACCGGCGGTGCCCTGATAGTCCACATTGTACGGAGGATCGGTGAGAAGAAGATCGATTTGTGCCCCCCCCACAAGCTTTTGTACATCAGTCAGAGATGTACTGTCTCCGCACATAAGGCGATGGTCTCCAAGCTGGTACACATCGCCAAGTTTGCTCTTCGGCTCCGCCGGAATGACAGGTTCATAATCATCCTCGACAACGGAATCGTTCAGTTCATCACGCAGACCCCATTCAAAGTCAAACGCCGACAGGTCAAGACCGGGCAGTTCATCAGCCAACAGGTCAAAGTCCCAATCGCTCTCGTTGCTCTTGTTATCCACCAGCCGCAGGGCGTTCACCTGCTCCGGTGTCAGATCGTCCACGCAGACGCACGGTACTTCTTCCATGCCCAGCTTCTTCGCCGCCAGAGCGCGGCAATGCCCGATTACGATCACGCCGTCACGGTCAATCACAATCGGCTGCACAAAGCCGTACTGCTTGATGCTCTCCGCAACGTTGTTGATTTGCCGCTTATCATGCTTTTTTGCGTTTGCGGCATACGGCACAATATCCGCAAGCCGCCGTTTTGTGATTTCCATGCCATCCTCCTGTTTTGCTACCAGCCCCCACCCCTTGGCCTTACATAGCAGACTTTACCCGCCCCGAAGGGCATACACATCTTGCGTGTCCGGATCTCCCCGATTCAGACATGGTACGCAAGATCTTTTTTATTGGCTCCCAGCTGCGCTGCATCTTCCTACCAGCCATCAGGAACTTGGCAATTATACCAGCCGCCTGATACTTAGCTTTTTACGCTTCCTCGCCCGCTGGCCGGGATGGTACGGCATTGCAGTCCTGCCCTGCTTTAGCGCTTCGAGGGAAGTCCCCGTCACTCGCTGTGGTCTCCCCTTACGGGGCACCTATGCCGTGAATGTCCCTCCTGGGACACATCGTTGAGAGGTGCGGAGGGTCCTGTGCCCCGATTTGTCAGACCCTCAAAGTCCTATTGCGTCGTGGCTCGCGCGTCGCGCTCCTGAGCGACTTGCCCTCGTTGCTATTTCCGAGACGTCAGGTTGATCTATCGCGTTTCCTGCGACTGACTTTCACAGTCGGGTGCGACCCGGTATTCTGGTGCAGACGGCTGGGTTTGAACCAGCGCATACCTCCTGGCGCGGTGCTCTACCGACTGAGCTACGTCTGCATATCCCCGGCATCCGCCGGGGTCAGGAGGAAAGAAAGGATGGATGGATGGAATGAGGATACGGATATAACCCCGCACCCTCATTCTGACACATATTTTTCTTCGCTTGCCCCGAATTGGGGGCAAAGACTATTTTTTTTTGCGATACTATAAAGGTTTACTCTCGCTCTCCCTCGTCCCATGCAAGCTCATCCAAGCTGACGTGGTAATGATTCGCTATCAGCTTCAACTGGCTGAGAGCCGGTTCGTTCTCCCCGGTTTCGTACTTCCGTAGCGTATCATGCCCGATCCCAATCAGCTCCGCTTTCACTCTCATGCTTTTTGCAGGCCGCTCAGATTCTCTTAACTTCCGCAGCCGTTCCGGGAATGTACTCACGTAACCACCTCGCATAGCCGGAAATTCTCTACCACAGGTCCGCCCGCCGTTTCCGTCCGCACACTGACAAACCGGCCCTTTGGGTGGATGTAAATTACCTCTCCGCGCCGGAACGGATACAGCTGCTCATACGTCGGGTGCTGCCGTTCCAGTTGGGAAGGTATGGACTTGAATCTGGCCCGAACCACCTGTCCAAGTTTCATGATTCCTCCATTTCCAGTAGCTTCACCAAGTCCCAGAACTTCCGCGCATCCAGCCCGGTTTCCGTCTTGATCTTGCCCAGCCGATAGATCACACTGTTGTGGTGGATGTCCATTTCCTTCGCTGTTTTCACGCAATTCATATCATTCTTCGCATAGATGCGCAGGAGCGATATATCTTCCTTCTGCATAGTTACCTCCCATAACGGACCTTTTTCAGACCGGGGTATCTGTCCGGGAATGGGATCAGCTCCGCCTTCCCGTTGATAATCTGCGCCATCACTCGGTCCATGTGCACTTGCCGGACGTCTGCCTCTGGGTCCTTGCAGTTTAAGGCGGGTCTGTATTCCCGCTGTGTCTCCATCCACTCATGCGTAACGCGCATGATGCGATCGTAGCCCCAGCCTTCCTGCTGGTGCATGGTCATCTGTAACGTGTCAACGGCAAACTGCGCTGCCATCGCAGCACCGGCCCAAAAGACCGCATCCAACTGCGCGTCCCGTCGCTGTAAGTAAGCGGATTGTTTAGCCATCCCCGCCATCCTTTCTCTCGCCGTCGCTGCAAAAACTGTTTGGAAATGTCCGATGCTGCGGCATGAGAGCTGTACCACCGCAAACCCAACCGTCTGATTGCGAAAACGCACAGTTCTCACATTGCACCACCGGCGTGGCATCCACGGTGGGAGCGTCCTCCACCTTCTTTTTTAGCAAGGCATAAGCTATTTCCAGAGATTTCCCGCTTCCCAGAACAAGCGCTTTATCGGAATTCTCGTCTGCTTTCAGGATTGCGTCAGCATCAACCAGCCTCATGGTCAGCACCTCCGTCCTTATTCGCATTTTTCTTCCATTTGATATAGGCATCTCTATTCATGCGGTATTCATAGATCAGGCTTTCTGATCGGAGGATATCCCTCCACTTATCACTTGCAGCTACCCAAGCCCAACCGGCGGCATAGATTACCAAGCTAAGAACAATCGCCACCAGCGCAACACCGCCGACAATCATAAAGGCCGCGCCAATATTCACCATCACGTTATCTATCATTCGCATTGCCCTCCGTCATGTACCGTTGTGTACTTCCAAATCAACGTGTTCAGCTTTCTCAGCCCCTCCATGGTGATTAGGTCCTGCGCGCACAGTTCGTCCCGCAGGTGCTCCAGCTCTTCGATTGGTGCCACGTTGGCGGTTGGAATACTATCAATCGCCTCTTTGCAGTCTCTTAGACATTCTCCTGCCCAATGATGAGCTTCATAGTCCCACATAGCACCATAGTCAACAGGATTTATTTGCTCTATCTCGCGAATCGCCGCATCTCGCTTGATGTATTCAGCCATTGTCAGCCCTCCTGTTCCATTTTTCAGCATACTCTCCCGGATAACCCGTTTCCGGATTTGCGTCTCCAGCCCCTAAAACAAAAGGCTGATTTATGTCGTTAAGGACACAATCTGTATCATCGTGCATCCAGTATTGCTTAATGATGCGCTTTCCGAAACGATTCACATAGTTTTCCCGGTAAAAGTTCAGTTTACCGCCGCAGAACGGGCAAGGTTTTAATTCAGCCATCCTTTATCGCCTCCACATAGCACCAGCTCTGGGGCGGGCGCTTAATATACAAGCTCTCGTTTCCACAAGTGCCGTTGTTTTCCCAGTACATGGCGCAGCTCTCACAATACCAACTGTTTGGGCACGCCCGCCGAAACGCCGTCAGCTCCCGCGGCTGGTCATAGATCAGCAGGTCGGAGATATGCCAGCCGTAGCCGGTTTTCCCGTTGCCGATGTAGTCAGCAAGCTCCTCGTATGTAAGACAAGATCGCTCCATGTGCTCGAAAAGCCAGTTCTGAATGCTACCATTGTCGAAAACATTGATGGAAAATATCCGGTCGCAGGTAAACTCCCCGATAACCTTGCCCTTGCGGTCTGCCCACTTGCCGCGGTTCCACTTGGCAACATCACGCCCAAGATCAACTCGAAAAAACTCGTTACAGCCTTGCAGCGTGCAGTAGATGTAACATTTGAACGGCGTGTCCAGCTTCGGCTTGGTCTTTCGGACCTCGATGGTTTTTTCGCCGTTGGCGATCTTCTCCACCCACTTCGGGCGGATGCTCAGCATCACAGCCTTACTCATCCTTCATCGCCTCCAATGCCGCTTCCGCCTCCTCGCGGGTGAGAAAGAAAGTTTTTCCTATATCCTCTGGCCTGAAATATTCGCTGGTTCCGTCACAGTAAATTCTTGTGGAATTTGAAAATGAAACGATGCTAAATACCTGCTTTTCAATGATTCTTCCAAGCAAAGCAAAATACACCGTATCGCCCACCTTGCACGGCAGCACCACCACGCGCCCATCCTTGTCGGCCTCGGCCAGTTTCTCCAACCGGTCAAGATCGCAGTTTCGGCACAGTTGGCGAAGCTGCTCTGCGGCTTCGTGATCCATGTCGATTTCCTCCGGCGTCAGCTCCGTGTCCAAATATTCCCGCAGCAGCGGGCAATGCGCCGCCGTGACAGCCGTGCAGAAGCCGCCGACCGCAGTACAGTTCCCGTTATCCTCATGCCTAAAGTGGCAACGCAGGCAATTAACATTTTCCATTATTTCTCCTTCGGCGGTTCCGGCAGCGGCATCCACGCCAAAGCACGAGCATTTGTTCCATTGGCAACTTCACCGCCCCAACGCCCGTTGTTTTGATATCCGAGTGCGTAATTTACAAACATTCCATTAAAGTCTCCATAGCGGAAATACTCACCCCAACACAGCACTTTCCGAAAATTATCCGGTAGCCGCTCCTCCACCGGGATCCAGCGGGGCAACTGCGCCCGCAGCTTCTCAATCTCCTTCTGGAGCGCCGCGATGTGTGCGTTTTGATTCTCCAGACGGTCGGCGGCTTCCGCCAGATCATCGCCCAGCGTGATCGGCGTTTCCCACTGGTTCCCCTCCGCCCATTCTGCGTGCTCACGCAGCGCATTTACGAGGTTTGTATCTCTCATAATTCCTCCTCACATTTCTTCATTCAGCCAGCTTGCCCACGTCACCATGCGGGTATCATCGGCACTGGATAGCTTCTCTGGGTATTTCAGATCAAGTGAGCAGCCCTTTGCTTCCAGCGCGTCATCCACGGCTTTTTCGATCAGTTCACCCAATCTGGCTGCGTTTTTCGTGTAAAACTCAAAGTTCGTCATTCCTCGAACCCTCCAAGAACTTCCTGCCCCGGCAAAACGCCGTCCTCCATCCACCAGTGGAATACATCTACGCCGGAACGCCAAGAGTACGCCTCCATACCCCGTTCGATCCGTATTATCAACATTTTGTCAAACGAACGTATCCACGCCGTCTTGATCTCTGGATAGCGGGCAAATTCCATGATTCTGGTTTTGGATGCCATGGGACATCCAATGCAGCCCACCCGGCAGAATCCCTCGCAGTACAGCGGATTCATGGGTATTTTTTCTGCGCCGACGTAATCCCAAATATCTGCCGCTTGCCAGTCCACAATGGGGTTTACTACTCGTTTCCCCTTGAGCTGGCACGTTTCAAATAATCGGCGATCCTCGTCGTTATCGTTTGATAAGATCAATTTGCTTTGTGGCTTAGACGTTAATACCTCTAAACCGCCGCGGCGTTTCCTGGCCGTGGATTCCGCCCAGCGAACACCCGTAGCGATAAACCGATCCTTGCCTCCTCCCTCTTTAAGGGCAGCGCAACAGTACCGCATCAGGCGTGTGGGCGGCATGAGCTTCTTTTGAATCAGGTTCCACATGGTTACGCGGGAGCCGTCCGGCTGGACGTGCTTGTCCACGTCGCACTTGATGCCCTTGCATTCCAGCCGATAAAACGTATCGTACACATGGCGCACCGTCTCTGGAGCGTCCGCCGTGGTCAGGCTGTGCAATACCTCAAATGGGATGCCGCTGGCCCTTGCCAGATGCAACAGCACATCGCTATCCTTCCCGCCGGAGTAGGTGATCACCAACGGTTTCTCAAAAAGCCGCAGGCTCATATCCGATGCCGCTTTCAGCCGCTCGATTGCGGTCTGCTCCAAATCGCTCATGATTCCTCCCTTATGTCTCCTCCCCATTGCTCCGCCATTGCTTTGGCGATGCCGGGGAAGGTCTTTGATCTCTGTTTTGGATTTCTCTTTCCCTTTTTCGCCCACTCTCCCGGGAAGGCAGCGCGCCCATGAGGCGTGGTTTCCACCCACTTCCCAGTGGGGATTACGCAATCTGTAGCAAGCAGAATTGGAAGATTTTTGATCCATAAGCATGTTGTCTTTAACCACGGCTCACCAAACATACAAGGTTGAATTTTTTGCGTGTAAGGAGGTAGAGCGTGAATCTTTCCGGGGATTGGATTTTCCACACAAATCCGATCCACATCGGCTTCCCAAAATGCCATAAACACTTCTCGTGCGGCTTGAGCTTTTGCCATTCGCTCTGGCTGAATTTCTCCATTGATCCGGAGCCTGTTAGCCCCCGCGTTGCTGAGATATGTGCAAGGAGGATGAGCAATCAGCAAATCCCACCGCCCCACATCATGGGTCTGTCCGTCCATAGTGGTCACTTGCCCCCCCCTCAATGGCCTTGAGCGCATCGCCTAAGATGTGCCACTCAGGATGCCCGCCGGACGGCTCCTGGATGTCGCACGAGTAGGCTTCATGCCCCAGCGCCCGGAACGCCTTGCAGACTTCCTGCGATTCCTCGCAGGCTATCAACACTTTCATACGTCCTCCACCTCCGCAAGCCAGAACGCCTTTTTGCACTCAAAGCAAGTTCGCTTGTTGCAGTCGATACCCGTATTGCCGAATACATCCATTGGGCAAGCATTAAGGCATCCCGAATCAGTTTGTGCGTTCGGAAACAGCTTCAAGAACTCGCTCTGCCTGGTTTTGACGGGGTGCTCGGCGTCCCATCGCTCGACAAACTTCACCGCCCGTGTATTATCTCTTGCTGTCCTATAATCGTTGTAGCGCATTTTTTCTTCGGTAGATCCCCTTTTGCTGAGACAGTCAACCTTGTTCAAAAACTCCACAGCATCCATCATTCTGCCTCCTCAATTTCCACGCGGATCGTATCTCCGCTCCAAAATTTGTGTTCCACGGCACGGAACCACTCGGGGTTGTCATCCGGCAGTATGTAGCCTTTCATCGCATCCACAAAGGCCTTGCCCAGCGCGCCGTGATTGTCGATGTCCAGATTGTCATTCCAAAAAAACGTCACCTTGACGGGATGATTTACCAGACGTTTTGTAACCCCTGCTTTTCGCATTGCCCAGTGGGCAAGCTCGTGCAGCTCTTCCGCATCCTTCTTCCGCTGCGACCAGTGCTTACCGGCGTAATACGCGTTCAGGCCAAACCGCTTGTTCCACGCCGCTTTACCGCGTTTTGTTGCCGGATAGGGGATCTCAAATGCAATCACCGCTTTTCCTCCTTGCCATTGGTAATGACGCTGACCACCCGGACGCGGCCCAGAGGCTCCAGCAGCATGGCCACCGCCTCCTTCGTGCCCTGCGTGTCCTCGCCGTAAATATCAACCACGATCCGCATCATTTCCCAGATCACCATCCAATTCCAGATACGGCTGGGAGGAGCGCATTTTTTTGCCGCACCTTGCGCACTTGTAGTTATACATGGCATCGCAGCCGCCTGTTCCATCGTAGCTGTAATCAACGCCGGTGCGTTTCCAGTCATGCTGCTCACATGGGCAAAGCCGCTCTTCCAGCTCTGCCACGCGATAACTCAGCCGGACTATTTCTGCTTTCAAGCGCTTATTTCCAAACATTTTTCAATCATCCCCTCCTGAATTTTGGGCAGGCACGGACGCTGAAAGATTTCTCTACAAACTTCCCGCCGACCGTCCGTGTTGTTGTAATTGCATCCCATCCCGGAACCGGCTCAAACCGCGCCGACCACTCGCAGCCGCCGTATACATTGGCGCAGTCCCAACAGAGCTGCTGAGACTGGTACGTCACCTCCGGCGTCCTTGCCGCCTTTCATCTCCGGCATGGGCGCATCAGCTCGGCCAGCTTAAAATCTCCCGCCATCACACATACCCCCAAGCGTCCTCGCATTTGCTGCCGGGGCCTTTTGCGCCCTTACGGCCACCGCGATCCTGTTCTTTCGCCAGCCAGCGGGTAATGAATCCGCGCACACCACGCGCCGTTTTCCGCTTCGCCGGGTTATTCAGGCACCATTCCCGCATCTCCCGCAACTGCTGTATCACGTCGACAGCAGGGTACACGCCCGCCCATTCCTGGCATTGCTCCTGCGACACCGGATATTCAGTGCCGTCATTGAGGGGGATGGAAACCACCGGCGGGGATGCCGTTTGCGGCTCGCCGCCTACTTCTTCTGGATTCTGGATTCTGGATTCTGGATTCTGGATTGGATTACGGGCGCATTTGCTTTCACCTGCTTGCAATTGATTGCAATTGATTTCAGATGTAATCAATCCGTCAGCAGGTGCCGGGAATTTGCTTACTTTGTTCCTCACCGTCTGGTGTTCGCTCCAGTTCGGAAAACATAGGTACGGTTCTCCGTCAACTTCATAGAGGATCACAGAGCCTATGGTCGCCAATTCTGCAAGCGTCTTACTGATCGTTCCCTCAGTCACACCTTTTCTGCGGGGGAATACAAAGCCTTTGAGCAATTCCGGGTCTGCGCTGCCGCGCCCATAATCATCAACGTAGGTGATCAGGTACGCCCACAACCGGAATTGGAAATCCGACATTGCATTGATGCTTTTGCTCGTCCTGATGCTATCCTTGATGATCCTGTTCGGCATTCGCCCACCGCCTTAGAACGGGAAGTCCCCAGCATCCTCGATCTCGCTGAAACCGCCCTGCGGTTCGCTCTGCGCCGTTTCCCCGCCGTCCCGCCTGGAATCGCCAAAGTACACGCTGTCTGCCACAATCTCGGCGCTGCGGCGTTTATTGCCGTCCTTGTCCGTCCAGTCACGGATCTGCAAGCGGCCCTCCACTACGGCCATGCGGCCCTTAGAGAAATACTTGCTCACAAATTCTGCGGTGTTGCGCCATGCCACCACGTCGATGAAATCCGTTTCCTTCTCGCCGGATTGGGACTTAAAATCCCGGTCCACCGCCACGGTGAAGGATGCCACCGCCGTGCCGCTGTTGGTGCGGCGCAATTCAGGGTCACGGGTCATCCGGCCCATCACAATAATTCTGTTCAGCATGAAATAGCTCCCTTTCTGTAAATCATGTCCTCCCGGTTCCAATCCGGGTAAAATGCTTTCATGTGCGCCACCAGCCGCACATAGATGCGCTCGCGGTCTCGTAATGGCCCCTCGTCAAACAGGCGATGGCAGCGGGGGCAGAGGGTTGCAATGTTCTGCTCAATTCCTCTGCCGCCCTGCGAACGTCGTACCACATGGGCCACCGGCGCGCCTGCGGGAGACCCGCAGATCACGCACTGGTGATTGTCCCGCGCCCATACAACAACCTTCACGGATTGCGGAATGGACGTGGCCTTTGTCATTTTGTGCATCCCCATTCCTCCATCATCCCTGCCAGCTTGTCCGGAGGCAGGGTCTCAATACCTTGCTCCACACAGTCCTGCACCGCCATATCGATCAAATGTGACATTTGCCGGGTGTTGTAGGTGCTGGAGCCGTAATACAAAATCACGTTGGTGCAGCCGGGGATCCTGCTTGCCATGGTATCCGTCTGCCAGCCAAGCCCATTGTGTTCCCACCCGTTCCGCAGCTTTTCCACGGCTGAATCGATCACGCAGACCATTTCATGATTGCCGCCGATCTCCCGAATGTATCTCCGGTAAATATCCGTCTTGGGAATCCGCAGCTTTTCAGCCAGCCGGTCAACCAGAACCCAGAAGTACGCATTCGCATCGAGGCTCCGCTTCTCCCGGTGTTCCTTGATCTCCACGTCATAGACTTGACCCTCTTTCAGTGCGTCAAGCACCTGTCGCGCCTTGTTGGTCTGGACGCACAACCAATCACCGGTGGCATCCATCGTCCAGCGGAACGCCTTGGTGTTAACCAGTTGCATAAAATTCCTCCATGCTGGGCCAATGCCCTGTCCGCAAGCATCTTGCCAAATACCGAAGCCTTGGCAAATACGCGTCTCTCACCCAACACTCATCATACTGGACTTCATGGCTGGATAATCGCCGGGTGTCCACCGCCAAAAAGTAATTCTGCATTTCGGCCTCAGTCAAACGGTATGCCACAATGTTGCATCGCTTCCGATGTCTCCAAAAACCGTAGCCGCTGGCAAACATTTCAACCTGGCATTGTTGCCAATATGCTTTGCTGACCTTAAATACCGGTTTCCCGTAGGTTTTTACCTCAATGATCGTATCCGGAAACTCGCCGTCATAATTTACCCGCAGCCGATATCGCCGTATGCGAATCTGCTTGTCCATAGTTCTTACGCCAATTGCTGACAAGATGCGATGCTCATATGCCGTTCCGGCCTGCATGGCGGGCGTCGTAAAGTGTTCTTTACGAATCCCTATTTTTTGCAGCCACCAGCGGCGGAATGTTTCCGTGTCCCACCGACCCATGATGATTGCTGTGTCTGATGCCCCAAACCATCCGCTCCGGTCATGGTTGTGGATCATAGCCGCATCACAGCCTTTTCCAGCTTATCAATCGTTGCGAAATATCCAAGCATTGTGCCTAACTGTTTTTCGTTGATATTCAATGCGTGCAGCAGATCTTTGTGGTCAAGACCCCGCTGCTCTTTTGCCGTAATGAGCCGTTCCAGTCTCTCCTTGATGGCCCAGATGCTATGACGGCTCAAATCATCCTCGCCGTCATCCGCATCGGATTCCGCCCATAAGTCAAATCCAAGACCGGTTCTGATGGCAACGCCCTTCACAAATGCTCTGGCAAGGGCATTGTTGATCCGCAGCTGGTTCAGAGTGTCAGTGTAAACCACCAGGGATCCATTCAGCAGCGGCGTATCGTATACAAATTCCAAATCATCAATGTGGATCAACACCCGCACAAACCAGCATTCCGTATCGCGCCCTTTGCTGGTGGACACTTTTGCTTGGGGCCAAAGATAAGTGTGAGTGGTTGGGCACTCCACCGGCGCATACCACACATCATTTGCTCCGTTTTCGTGCAGCAGCTTCACACATTTGCCCCAACTCAAATACGGGACTTTGATTGTCTTGCCGTTTTCGTCTTTGGCATCCCGCGTATCGCATTGTGGACGCACATCGATTTTAATTAACTCGTTAAATGATTTCAGTGCCATTTTCTTTCCTCCTATATCTCGCAAACCGCACAGTCTCGCCATAGCGGTTCTTCTGTGTGACCGTCTCCACGTCCAGCGCCACGCCGTCCCGCCGCAAGTCAGAGACCCGCGCCGTGAAATTGGCGATGCCGCACTCGCTCATGGCCTCGGCCCGTGTGATGCTGCCGTGTTCATCCAGATACTTCAAGATCCGCTCACACTGGTTCATATCAGCCCTCCGGGATGTCAATGATCGCGATCCCCATGGCCCGGGCCACGGCTTCCGGATCGCTGTCAACCTCATCCTTGAGCCAATCCTTCGCGCACTCCGGGCAGTAGCACTCTCCGTTGATCAAAAACCCCGGAGCCACATCGTCAAACGCATTGGGGTTCATGACGATGGAACATCTCGCACACACCGGATAGATCTTCATTTCCACGCATCCCCTCTCTTCCACGCTTTCGTGGCGTTGGATTGCTGGGCGTAACCCGCTGTGATAGCACCGCAGGTGGAACACCGTACATAGTGCTTAAACGGTGCATCCGTTGACTGCAACCGCTCACCGCTGTCCATCCCGCACACCGGGCAGAGATCCAGCGGATGGCGCTCATGCCGGTTCTTTCTGTTCATCGCGCGCTCACCACCATATACGCAATGGTGATCAGCAGCAGGGCCAGAAAACTCATAAAGCCAATCCATGCGGAGGCGTCCGCCTTCCGCTGCTCTCTGGTGCGCCGTTCATGCTTTCTCATGCGGATTCCCTCCTTCGATGAAATCTACAACCTTGAATACCCAAGTGGCCGCGTAGGCCACGCCCAGATTCATAAAAAACAGGTTCCAGCTCATTGTTTGATGTCCCCCTCTTTGGTGTAAACACCGTCAAACTCAAGGCCATGTTCCCTCGACCAGATCTTGCCGAACTCCGTCATGATCTTCACCGGGTCAGGCGGAGACACCCAGATCACCCGATATTCGATTTTTCGTTTCTTCGCCATTGCCTTTTCCTTTCCCCTGTGCTAAAATAGCCACAGGATACATATCTGAGCCTAAGATTTGTTCCGCCGCCCTGCCCGGTCTGCAACACCGGGCGGGGCATTTTTTATACTTCGTTCCATGCACTTCTTGACTGCACGATTCAATTCCATTGCCGCGCCTTGCCCAGCGTCTCTCTGCCATTCCTTTGCTGTTCTTAGCGATACGTCACTTCGCTATTCCACCGCCATTCTCATCTAAGCATTTCCTACGCTTTTCTTTGCATTTCTTTTCCTTGGCTTTGCGCTGAATTGCTCCTCTGTGCGTTGCCTTTGCATAGCAAATCACTGCATTTCCGTTGCTACGCCAAGCATTGCTGGGCTACGCAATTCCGCTGCGATTCTGTACCGTTCTGAACCATTCCATTGCATTGCCTTGCGCATCTGTGCATTGCCTTTGCTATGCTGTTCTCCGCTTTGCCGTTGCATTGCTGAACGATTCGCGGCCCTGCCATTCCGTCGCGTTACTGGATCTCATCCCAAACAAACCGGCCTTTTCCACTGTTGCGCCACTGACCGATGCCGGAGAACCGGCCATAATCCAGCCATTCCCGGACGGCTTTCTCGTGATCGTCGCAGAGGCAGATCACCCGGAACTCGCAAGTAGCGCCTGCGGGGATTTCCTCACTCATGGCAAGGCTGATGCGCTCGCCCTGCGCCGTCTGCGCTCTCAGGGGGCGCTGGCACTCACACACGGGGCCGTCAAACTCCAGTGGGATCACGCGAGGCTCCGGGAAGATCAGCTTGTCAATTTCCTTCTTGTAGGCCTTGATTTTCTCACTGGCCGTGCCCTTTACCTTGCGGAGACCGCCGCAGGTGTCCTTGAAAAAGCCTTTGATCTGGTAGTCATACAGGAACGGGGTGCCGTCCTCCGTCCGGGGGAACACCGTCATGGCCTTTTCCGCCACGGCATCAGCGCCCAGCGCGGCAACTTCGCCCTCAACGCTTAAAGCATCCGGGGATTTGGAACCGATAAACTCCCGATATACGTCTGGGTTTGCAGGGCTTGTGCCAAGAATGGGTTCCGTAAATGTGATCCGTACCTTAATTTCCTTCATTCCTTTTTCCTCCTGTTATTGCTCACTGCTGGGTTCGAACAGTTCGTCCACCGTCACGCCGTACATCCTTGCCAGCTTCTTGTGGTACTTACGTGCCGGTCGCCAGTCGCCCAGCTCCCAATGCGTCACACAGGACAAGTCCACATTCAGTTTCTTTGCTACCTGTGCACGAGTCAGCCCGGAGCGTTCTCGAAGTTCCTTCAATGCCAAGTCATGTGCCCTCCTTTCGGTGTGAGAAATCATTGACTGCGGCAGAAATATGTGGTATGGTAGGCATGGGAGTTAAACTACGCGCCAAATGGCGTACTCTGTTGCAGAGGGGTATTCCATTTAGCAAACGAGTTCGCTTCCAACCGCCCCGAAGTTTGTTGCAGAGACTTCTGGGCGGTTTTTTATCTCTGCCGCAGTCAATACCCGCCGAAACCTCATGAATGTGAGAAATCACGCTTGACACGACCCGGAAAGCGTATTACAATGAAATCGCCAAAAGACATTGCAAAAGCCGCTTTTATGGGGGCTGGTTTTTGTGTACCCTTTTCCGGTGGGCTTAGGTATATGATACCTCACAATATTTAACTTTGCAATAGCGATTCCTAAATTTTTTTAACTTTGGCAAATGTGACAAATCTGAGGTTTATTTATGGACATTGTGTTGGAGCGCATATTGAGCCTTATTCCAAAGGATCCAGATGGGAAATATGTGCATGGCGCAAAAACGAAATTTGCAAAGAAAATTGGGTACAACGATGGTGCAATCGTTGCTATGTGGGAGAACGGAAGCAGCATTTCGTACAATAAAAAGCTGTACCAGATAGCTGACCAATACCACGTATCCGTTGAATGGCTCCAGGGCAAAACGGAAGATAAGAGCATAAAAGAAACCCCCGATCCGAAGATCGAGGGTGTGAGCGCGGAAGCGCAGGAAATATTAGATTATATCCGGGATGCGACACCCGCCGAACTGGCGGAAGTCTGCCGGTATATCGGGTATCTGAAAAGCAAGAGGGGCACGGAATGAAACTGAACCCAGATTGCTTGCGGGATATTATGCTTTTGGTCGAAGATCGTATTTCCGTTGAAACTGCGATTGAAAATCCAAATGGGCTAAGAAAATTTAGCTATGTCAGCATTCCCTGTTTGGTGCGCTTGCTTCCTGACAGCTATTCAAAAGAAGAGATCATATATCATATTGTGCAGCTTTCAGAAAGCGGATACTTAAAAACAGATTTTTCCTTTGCAACAAGCGAAATGTTTGGATACTTTTACTTGAATACAATTTATCACATCACGCCAAAAGGCCATGACTTTATCGCAAACATCGGGGGAAAAGAAAGCTGGGCAAAAACAAACGCTGTTTTAAAATCCTTGAAGTCAATATCTCTATCGGTAATTGAAACGGTGGCAAAGGGTATCACTTCGGCCATAGTAGATCAATACATTGCAGGCTTTCAGGCATAATACTGTACCCGCCGTCATTATTGGCGGTTACAGAAATGGGAGCGCTCTTGAATGCTCCTTGCTTTAGCGTTTCATAATTGCTGCATTTAATAGCCTCCGCCAAACAGCCCGGAACAAGCGTAGCGCATTCCGCCGAAATGCCAGACGCTTCCAATACGTTGAGACACGCGTTTACGGCTTTAAGGACGTTGGGATTTTCATACCACAATTGATTATACACCATCGTTTCCTCCTTTAATCATTCGCAGCAATTCTACCTGTTCCTCTTGCGGCAAAAGCAGTACGGCATGCATCAGTTTGTTGCGAATTTCTTCAAGCTGTTCTGTTGCCATTATATCACAGTTTGCCGGTAAATCCAACATCTATGTATCCTCCGTTCATCATTTGCGAATAGAACGTCTGTTCGATTATTATAGCACACCACCATGATTTTGCAACCGCAAGATATGGGGGCATGACGGTTGCCCGCGCATATTGAATATTTACATATACGCATATAAAAGAATGAAAGGAGCTTCACTATGGTTTGCCCTAATTGCGGAAGCGAAAATGTAACAATCTCTATGGAGCAAGTGTCAAGTAAAACCAAAAAGCACGGGAACGGCATCGGAGGCCATATCAACAATGCTGCTCGCGGCTTGATGGCGGTATCAACCCTTGGCATGTCTAATCTCGTGTGGAAGAAAAGCAAAGGTGGCGAAAAGACCGTTGTAAAAAATCAAAAGATTTGCCTTTGCCAGAATTGCGGAAACTCTTGGGAAATAAAGTAAGTGAAAAACCCGGCCCCGCCGCCTCTGCAACAAACGGCGGAGCCGGGAGCAAGCCGGGGGACGTCGGCTTGCCGTAATCAAAGCGTAGCAAAAACAGGGTTGGGTGGGCAAGTCCCAAAGCTTGGTTTTTGGCATTTTCAGCCGTTTAAAAGTTTGTGCCGCCTTTACCCATATTTTGATTTTGGGGGTAAGGAGGCACTTTTTATGACAATTCAGGAAGTTTGTAAGGCGAAACGTAACGCTTTGGGTATGACCATTCAGGACATAGCTGAAGCATCGGGGATTCCGCCGTCTACCGTCAACAATTTCTTTACCCATGCTTCCAAGGCCCCCTATATCTCCACGGTTGGGCCAATATGCGCCGTCCTTGGCGTGTCGCTGGATGAATTTTACGGCATCGGAGATCATCTGACGGCCAGTGAGGAAACGTTGCAAGCGGAAAAGGACGGACTAGAACACCGCCTTGAGAACAAACGGCAGACCATCGGCCTGATGGATACAGAACTGTGCAATCTTTGGCACTCCGTGAAGCTATACAGGTGGATCATACTCGGTTTGTCACTATTGATCATCGGGCTTTTTGCCTGGTGCGTTTGGGTTGACATCCATTGTGCTAACTATGGATTTTGGAGGGGATAACATGTGCCAAAAAATAGTGGTCACTCTACCAAATAATCTACGCATCCGTGTAGCACTGTACATCAGGGTATCGACCGAAGAACAGGCGAAGCACGGCCTGTCCCTGGCAGACCAGCGGGAGGCCCTGATTGCATATGCCGCTGCACACGGCATGGAGGTGGTTGGCATTTACGAGGACGCCGGAATCAGCGCCAGAAAGCCGTATAAAAAGCGTCCGGCCTTGATGCGCCTGCTTGATGATTGCAGCGCCGGGAAAATCGACACCATCCTTTTTGTCAAGCTGGATAGGTGGTTTCGGAATGTGGCGGGGTACTACGCCGTGCAAGAGGTTCTCGACAAAAATCATGTGGATTGGCAGGCCATCAGAGAGGACTACGAAACGCGGACTGCATCAGGGCGATTAAAGGTCAATATTATGTTGTCGGTAGCGCAAGACGAAGCTGACCGCACATCGGAGCGCATTAAGGCCATCAACGAAGGCAAGAGGGCAAAGGGCCAGCCAACCAACGGGAAAACTCCCATCGGAATCTGCGTGAAGAACCGGCGCTACGCCATTGATGAAGAAACCGCAGATGCGGCGCGAGATATGTTCCCAGCCTTTATACGGCTGCAAAGCATCCTTGCGCTAAGGCGGTATATGGCAACGGAGTGGGGGATCAAACGCTCGTACAACAAATACAAGGATGCGTTGAAAAGCCGCCTGTACTTAGGTGAGGCGTTCGGCGTGGAAAACGCATTGCCTGCACTTGTCGATCAAGAAACCTTTGACCTTGCTGGGAAAATCTTGGAACGGCGAAGCCAGCGGAACGCCAGTGCGGATCGAATATATTTGTTTACCGGAATTCTCCGTTGCCGGGAGTGCGGTAGAAATATGCAGCCGGAGACTGTAAAGCAGGTGTACAAGTACTACCGATGCAGAACGCACACACTTGATCCAGCCGACTGCCCGCACATCCTCAGAATCCGAGAAGATGTGCTTGAGGATTACCTTCTGCGGGAATTTGAGGGGATCGCAAAAAAGTATTACTCCAAATCAAAAACCGCAGAAAAAAAGCAGCCCAAAACGGCGGAGCAAATCAAGCGGAAAATGCAAAAACTGAAAGACCTGTATCTGTCGGATTTGATTGAAATCGAAGAATACAAAAAAGACTATACGGAATTGAAACAGCAGCTCGCGGCAATAAACCCGGAGCCTATAAAAGAATTTGACCTTGAAACATTACGGCGAGAGTTGAAGGAATATCCTGATTTAGACCGGCAGGCAAAAAAGGAATTTTGGGTACGCACAATCCAGCGCATCGACGCAGACAATGACGGTGCGTTTTTTGTAACGCCAAGTTAGTCTTATTTTCATGTCGCAACGCTAACATTAAAATATAACTAACCCCTCGGCATTTGCCGAGGGGTTAAATTTAGCTTTCCAATTTCCGCATGACGCTATTGTAAACCCGCTCGTTGACCACTTTCAAGCTGTCCATCAGCTCGTCCATGACCTCCCACGCACGGGCTGGGTCAACGTTAGATACCGCTCGGAGGAAATCGCTGTCAGGCGCGGGAGCCGCAGAATACGCCTCGATCATGCGAGATTCCCTCACCGGCTCCCGGTTCTGGTTTTGGATGGTATACAGCGCCGCCAGTTTTTCATAGTTTGACCAGCTGGACTCTTCTGTTTCTAACCGCTTGATCCATAGCGCCAATTCTCGCTCGTCAATCATTGGGGCCTACCCCCTTTAGTCCTCCATCATGTCCATTGCACGACGCAGGGCGTCCTTGATGCGGTCATCGTCGGTCTCCCGCATCATATCGTTGATCTGGCTGCGCAGATGCTCGGCGGCGTCCGTGCGGCTGTAATGACCTCGGACGTAGTGCCGACGCGCGTAGGAACTGCCACGGCTGTAGCCGCGCATATCATCGTCCAGATAGCGCCCGGAATAGCCGCGCTCGTCCATCGCCTCGATCTTGTCGATGTTTTTGATGGTATCCGTCAGCTTGTGGGCAATGTCCAGATCACCGGCACCCAGCTCGCCTTTGCGGGTCAACTCGTCAAGTTCCTTGCAGAGCATATCCCGCAGTTCATACATAGATTTCATTCCCATTGTGTTCTCCTTTCTCAGCAAACTCTGGTAATGATAAGGTTCGCGTTGCTCACGTCAATGGCCTCGCCACTAACGTTGCGGATGGACAGCGACGCGCAGCAGCCCTTTGTAACGTCAACGTACTCGGATGCAGCCACGTTAAAAAATGCCCCCGCAACCGTGGGCGTCACCGTCGCAATGGAGGACGGGAGCGGCTCACCGTCAACCGCAATGGCAACGGAGATGGGGCCGGGGGTCCCGCCGGTGCTTACGGCAATATTGCCGATAAAGTCCACCTTATAGCGGACGCGGCACTGGGAGCAGTTACCACGGAGGTTAAACAGACCGGAGCCAGTGCGGTGCGTCACAAGGCCCTTAGTGCAGGGAATCGGTGCTTCCGTAAAAAGCACGTTCTGGTTTGCCGCTACGGTCTGTGCGGCAATGGCAGTGTATTCAGGCATAGAAATCTCCTTTCATAAAATCAGCGGCAGGGCTACTGCCCCGCCGCTTTGTCATCAGTATCGGCACGGGGCCGAACATTTTGTTGGCGTCAACAAAACATTGCCAACAAAAAGCTACGCTATGCAGTTGTCAGCAGCCGCATCCGGCAAACTGGTTGCAGCA